TGATGTCAATACAGTATTGCTCAATGTATGGAGTCCCTGAGGCTCCTGTGGAGATGTTCCCTGAGTAGTTTCCTGCCTTGTCAATGAAGTCAATCACAGAACCAGCTTCAGAAGCATCTGTAAATTGTCTCAGGTCAAAAGAGAATGTTCCTGTGATGATGTTTTGATCCTGTGTTCGTACTGCACAGATGTCACCACGGTCACGAATTACCAATGATGAATACTCATCTGGAATGTCAAAAGAGAGATTTCCTTCCTCATATGCAACCTCTAATTCTGTTGGTGTAGGGCTTGCCCCATCAATCAGGGTGATTTTCCCATCTCGTCTAGTCTTTGGTACTACTGAATAAGCCATTTTAGCTCCTTATAGTGTGAAAAATGAATTAATTGTGAAATTGATAATTGTAAGCTGCCATTCCCCTGTATCTGTGAGCTCTCCTGTTGTGGAGGACTCATAGCGAATTTGTGTTTTTTCGTAGAGGGGTGTGGTTCTGTTGATGATTGCTGCGATGATAGATTCCTCTCCATCAAGACAGTTTTCATAGGAGGTAATTGGATTGTGAGGCTGTACTACATTGAGAAACCTGACTTCACAGGGATATGTGATCTTGACTCCCTCTCCTGTCTTTTGTCTCCCTCCTGCTTCTGCTGTGGAAGGAAAGAATATGCTGAATTTCTTGTCTCCTCTACTCTTAGGGTTTCTACCCAATGATTGAGGATGAAAAGGAGATTCAGTATATCCCGAGACAGTGAGGATTTGATCCCTGATGCGTTGTCTGATGGTCTTTCTAGCTAGTCCTGCACTCATCGCCTATATCCTTTGCCTAGTCCTCTTTGGTATCCAAACCGATACCGAGGAGGCATATTGGTGAAAAGCACAGGAAAACCTGCCCGTTTCTTCTCATCTACCCCACCATCCTGAGCTATATCATACTTGAATGAGAGTAGAGAAAAGTCCTTTTCGTACATCTCTCTGTGCTCTCTAGCGTGCTCAAAATAGGTGTTGTCCTGACCCATTCCCACTGAGGAGGCGTCCTTGAAAATCAGATAGAGGGTTAGGTTCATATGACAGCTTCTCAAAGACTGAGGGGTCATAATTAGGTATTCAAGAGATCCCATATCTCTGACACGCTGAATCAGTCTAACCCAAGCCTCATCAATCTTTTTCTGAAAAGAAGTCTCCCCACTACCATAAAGGTTTGTGATGCTTGAGTATTCTGCCTCGAGGTCAATGTCAGAGACTACAGGATAGAGAGCAGATCTAGCTAGAGCGCATGGCCTCTTGAATGAGTAAGTCTCCCCATCTGGCATCACCAAATCCCAATACTGAGTATAAGAATCTGAGTAATTCAGGGTGGAGGGGAGCTGTCCTGCACTGATAGCATAGGTAGCAATAGAGGCACTAACCGTAACAGCACTAGCTGAGATAACATCATTGTCATTCTCATCTGCAAGCCTGAATGTTCCTGAGGCTGGAACCACTAGAGCATTATCCCGATAGATAGGAAGCTCGGCATTAAAAGCCTTGCCTCTCTCTAGGACATCGGGGATTCTAACCCTTGGAGCATAATAACGGTTAGTAGCCATCTATTAGATCCCATACCAAGAAGTACCATCACAAACAAAATCAAGCACGTCCCCAGGGGTCAATGTTGCAATGGTTCCCCCTGCATCATTCTTGACGACAAGATTATTTGTGCTGCCTGCATTGAGGATTTTGTATCGAATACCATCTAACTCAGCAGGTAAATTGACATCATAGTTTGACACACCACCATCAAGCATTTGATAGGTTGAGTCCTTATGTACTAAAGTTTTGTTTGCTGAGATCGATTCATTATTCACAAAACCTTTGCGTCGGATTGGTCTTGGAATTAAGAAAAAAGGTTTTCCTGAAAAAGCCATTTTGTCACCTTTGGTTTATGGTTATTTGTTTTTGCCTTGTATATCACGTCGGATCGCATGTCTCACAACCTGTTCTCTAACAACATGAGCAGGGATGTCTTTCCCTGCTTTGCGGTTGGTTTCTATTGCTTTCTTGGTGATAGCGTCAATTATTTTGTTGTCTGTAGCCATTATTTCTTTCCTCCCTTCTTTGGTTTGAGTAGAGCTTGATATGCTGGTTCAATCCCGTCATACATCTTCTCATACATTGCTTTTTGTGCTGCAATTTCAGGGTTGTTTTGTGCTGTTACAATTCGCTTGTCAATTCGTCTTTGGTATCGCTCTTTCAATCCCTCTATAATGACCTCATCAGGGGGAGCAATATACCCCTCAGTAACTAGCCATTTTTTGAAAGCATTAAATCCCTGATCGTCTGTTTTCCACATCAGCTTGGATCCAATCTTTTTTGGGGATGTCCATCTGTCTTTGTAGATAGTAGAGCCGTTTTGATTGAGGTAGGTATCCATATACCCCTCAATCCCATCATACTCCAAATCCATTGGAAGGACTACACAATCCTGTTCTCTCTCTAGGTTGGTTATGGTTCTGCCATCATCTACACCACCACCGATTCTCATTCCCATCCCATTGGCTCCTGCTTGCTGTGGCATCCCTACCAATTTAGGCAGCAGCTCATAGCTGTCCTCTCCTGTTTTGATATAATCCCAAGACAGAGGAGAATGATAGAAATAAAATGGAGAATTGGTTTCAGATGTGGGGAGTCTTTCTCCCTTATCTTGTGATTTTCGGCCTGCAAATGACCGTTTTGCAAATTTTGTACTCATAACTCTAAACTTCCTCTTTTTTGTTATGTGTTTAAGTTATCCTCAGATGAGGAGGCAATAGAGGGTTAGAGGATTGAGGAAGTCCATAAGGAAACCCCTACCCTCTACACCTCCAAAAACCATTAAGCGTCAGTTTGGATCAAACAGCCGCGCTCTTGTTCTGTGATGTTCGCACCTACATAGAGGTTACCTACAATGCGAGTACGGTCAAATGATGGTTCACGTTCCATTTCAACTACTGCAGCAGTTCCAGCAGGTACTACAGTACCATCTGCAAGCTGAGTATTTTGAGGAGCTCCCAAAACATAGCCTACTGCATTCTCACCAAGCATAGCACCACGCTTATTACCGCCTGATTCAGTAACTCGGTTAGACTTGTAGAAGTTAACACCATTCCAAACACCTGCAAACCCTGGAGCCTTAGCAGCCATCGCCTCAGCAGTTGCCTCAACAAAAGCAAATGCATTGTTAGACTCAGAGCGCAATGATTGACGAAAATCAGCGTACTGTACAGAGTGAAGAATACAAGAGAATTGAGTGTTGTTTCCAGTCTCAAGCTCAAAGATAGCATCAAGGATGTCATCTACAGAGAGATCTACTCCAGAAGTACCCACCTGATTGGTAGTGAAAGAAGGGAATGTGGCAGCGATAACATCTGACATCGTAGCGATAGCTGATTGAGCCATAGCCTGAGCAATTGTGAAAGGATCCAAATCAGAACCATAACCCGTCATCTGAGCTAAAGAAGTCAGGTCATAACGCAGTGCATAGCGACCCACCTGAAAATCTTGGTTAGAGAAGGTTGGATCAGTAGAATCTACCTCGTCCCCATCATTTGTAGATGCGAAAGATGTAGAGAAACCCATATCAGAAAAACGCATGCGAGCTGTATCAGAACCTGTCCCCACTACAGAGCCAAGATTTACAATCCCATCATACATCATTAAATTGGTTGGATCAGCGAGGATAAGATTTACCTCATTCATGATCATTTGCGCTAAACGGATGTTAGCTGCTGCTGAATAATCAATATTAGCCATAATAGACCTCTTTTATAAAACGTTGGATTTAAGTTTTTTTGTTGTGAAAATCGGTTATTTTCCGCTTATTTCGGGTGCGACCCTAAATCCGATGTAGAGAGTGACTCCATAAGGAACCAATCCCTAATGCACTCATTACCCCTAGTATACACCTAGAAACTGATCATCGTCAAGAAAAAAGTAAAAAGCAGGGGGAAAGTTGGAGAAAACCACCTGCTTTAATGATGAAATACTTACTGTCTTTAGTGTAGAGATTCTATCTCATTGAGATTTATTTTGTCAAGCCCTATTTGACCATGCCTGTTTGATGGCATCCCGATTCTGACTGTAGAATGCTGGGTCTTTGGCTCGATTGAGAATCTCCTCTCTACCCATTGCTCCAATAGAGGTCTGAATTACCCCGTTGTTTGATGGAGGGGCTGTCTGTGTTTGCTTTGGAGGTTGCTGTGTGTTAGGAGGTGGGTTTTGTGCGTTGTGAGCTTGGTTATTTTGCTGCTGATGATTGCCCTGATCCTGTCCCTGTGGCTTGATAAATGACTGGAGGATGAGGGGTGCTGTGGAGGGATCTTCTTTCATTTTATTAACCCAATCCGAGAATGGAGTCTCCCCTCCCAAGGTGCTGTGGAGATGTTCAAAAGTAGCTCTCACTGACTCATCATTGACCCCAATTCCAGATAGGACTGAGTGTCTATCATATCGGGTATTCGCATTGGCAAGGTCACCCTCTAGCTGTGTGATGCGTTGTTGAAAAGTGTCAATCTGCCCTAGTTTTCCCTGCATGTCGTCTAGGCTACCTTGTAGGGCCTCTATTTGACTGAGTGCATCATTCTTCTGTGTGGAGATTTTAGAGATGCGCTCCTGCATTCCTTGTACGGTTGCATCATAGGAGGATTTCAGGACATACTCCTGACCCTCATGTGTGATTGTTTTTACTGCCATAATTTACTTCCTCGATTTTATGGTTTGTTAAACTTGGTTAAACATTGTTTGCATGTTGTCCATTTTGACTTGATTGAGATAGGTAATTGCATCCTCTCTGTCATAGTCAGGAAACATCCTCATCACAGCTTGGATCTGTGAGAGCATCCCTTTCTCCATCAGGTCATTACGCTCCTCTCTCTCTGCTTTGAGCTCCTGCTCTGATTTTGGTAATTCGTAATAGACAATCTGGTATCCTGACTCAGGATACGATGTCCCCTCAAAACGGTTCAGCATCTTTGCACTCACCTCTATGGTGTGGAGGTCGGCAATTCTGAATGATGGGGTATATTGCGCCTGTGCTTCCCTCATTGAGGATCTACTGATGGCGATAGCGTATCCACTTCTAGGGTCACCTGTGAGGCGTTGTGTATCGGCAGGATTGATACCTGCGAGGGATGCTAACCTCCTTTCATAGACCGTAATTGCCTCAATCATTGCAGTCACGTCACCCCCTGCATCATACTGTCCAAACTGGGGATTGATAGCCAAATCCTCCATAAGTGACTGGAATAGCATAATAGAGGCAGGGTCGGTTTCTACTGTAGCGTGATTGGGGTTTTGTCCATCCTGTGAGACAATCCCTGCTGGGATAGCACCATAGGCATAGCGTTGTGGGTAACTCGCATCTCTCAAAACGTGATAGAAAAATGTGTAGGCAATTGCTGCATTCAAACTGCCTGAAATTAATTCTTGGTTGTAGAATGAATCGAAAATCTCTCCTGTTAATTCAGCGTGATAGAGTGAATAAGGGAGATAAGGTTCATCATTGGAATCTCTGTACGGGTAGTTTGCTCCTGACCTGTCTGTGATGACCTCTCCATCCTCTGTCTCTCCTGCGAGGTATATCCCTGAGACATCCTCTAGGTTTTCCATTGCATCATTACCCTCTACTCTCAGCACCTTGTATATCGGGTCGTTTGGATTGGAGATGTCAAGGTAGTCAATTGTCCATTCGTACTCATTGGACTCAGGGTTTTTTCTCAGCCTGAGCTCTTTGATCCATACTGGAATCTCAGGATCAGAGGGGTCAGCTCCTGCACTTACCATGTCAGAGGTGACTATCCTGTGTGAGAGCTTGCCCTTAGAGTAGTCTGTACGGATGAAACATTCCCTCATTCCAATGGTGAGATACTGGACTCGTTTCATTCTAGCCCATAGACCTGATTGAGTGAGGACTCCCTGTGTTCCTAGGAAACCTTCTGTAGCTCCCTCCTCTGCATTGGGGTTAGCTACTACTGGAGGTTTGTAGTAGAGTGCGCTCAGGGTTTTGGTGGTTTCCTTGAATAGGTTTGAGGACATATCCGGGATACCCCAAGCCTGTTTTCTAGCTGAGGAGATGTGCTTTGCAAGTGCATCCTCTAGGTCTTGTTGCCAAATCCCCTTGAGCATTCTGTATCTGAGTGCTGAATGTTCGCATCTCAGTGCCTCATTTGGATCTTTCCATATTGGACATGTTGGATATAGTGATTTGCTCATTTTTTATTTGTCTCCTCAATCAATCGCTGAAACCAATTAATTAAATGTTTTGCCATCTCGATCGCATCATCAGTCTCGAACCAATCATCAAAATTATACCACCAAGTCCTAAAT